GGTTTCCAGCACCCAAACCTACGTTGATAGAAACATCGTATTGGTTAGCCCATGTTCTAGGGTCAAACTCTACGAACTCACCACGCATACGCACCATACGAGCCTTGTCCTGATACTTACAGAGCAAATGTAGGATACCTTGGAACAAAGACTTAACACCTGTCTCAGCAAAGATTCGAGCCATCAGTTCAATCTTACCTGCGCCAGCTTGTTGCATAGAGGCTACGGCAGCAGCAGTCACATTCTGCAAGATTGCAGGGTCTAAGCCCTGTGAAGCATCAGATACACCAGTACGCTTAGACTGTACTGTGTCCAAATACTGAAGCATCGGGAAAGCCTGATTAGCCACGTTCTGAACAACTAACTGTTGAACAGCACCTTGTGACTTGGCACGAATAACACCACCAGCAGTAGATGTAAGCAAGTCATCAAGGTTTACTTGACCCTCAACCGCAACCACACGAGCATTGTTTGTCAGATATAAGTTATCCAACATCTGACGAGTGATAGTAGTCTTGATTAACTGTAGGTCAACTGTTCTGTCAGCTAACGAGTTACCAAAGAACTTGTGTGGAATTGGGATAGGACAGATTGAGTGGAAAGGAACATAGTCCACTTCCTCAACCATCTCCTTACCCTTCTCATCTTGCAGAATCTCATTAGAAGCGTAGAACACTTGAACCAATGAAGCAATGCCCTTTCCATCTACGTCAGTTTTGACATAGCACTCAAAGACCTCAATCTCTTGCATGGATGGGTCATCAGTCTGCGTTTGGTAAGGTTGCTCACCTGCTGCATAACGAGCCACACGCTCTGGTGTGTACGCTAAAGCATCACCCATCTGCAAGCCTTCAACTTGCTTTTTATTAAAACCCATAGCATACAAATCACTACGAGTTAACATCTGACGATGGGCTACGAATGGTGAATCAGCAATAGTTCTAGCCTTCTTGCTAATCAAGAACTCCTCTGGGGGTACGTTCTCAATCGTTACTTTGCCTGATTTTTTCTTTTGTTGGACAACTACGTTATGAGTAGAAGCCATTACAGGCATACCCATAGGGTCTATAACTGGCTGACCCATCGGGTCAATAATTGGAAACTCTGTCGTATCTTGCTCGACAATCTCCATAGTCTCATCACTCATCAGCATTGCTAACTCGTCATCAGACAAGTCAAAGTAACGCTCTTTGGTAATGTCTTCTTTATCTTCCCAATAAGCCTTAACAATGCCGTTCTTCTGCATCAAGGCATCTTTAAACCAATCATGCAGAATGGCTACACCAGCGTTATCACGATTGAATACCCAATTACAGTAATCAGTAGCTTGCTTGGCAGAGGCTTCATCCCTTGGGCCTTGTGGCTCAAAGACTACGATATTGTCTGAGCCTGTAAAGATACGAACTAAGCTAGGTAGCGCACCATCAATGGCTTCGGCTACTTCTCCTGTGACAATCTGGCTTTTACCTTCGACCTCATTGCCGTAAGGTTGTCTGAGATACGCCTCCAGAGCCTGTTTGCGCTGTTCAACAGTTTCGCTTTCAATAAATCCAATTGCATCATCAATCTCTGATTGGATTATCGACATTAACTCGTTCTGTGCCATGTTTGTCCTTTGGAGGGCGACCCATTCGGGGTTTGTCCAATTTTAACTCATTTACCACATTTTCAAGCATTTCGATACGCTTTTCAAGTTCTTTTACTTTAGGGGCTAGATTTACCCCTTGCATTGATACATACATTAGACAATCCATTTCGGAGTTTGGTTAATCGGCTTAGACCACGTTGAATGACCTTCATCCAATCCAAGGGCTAAGTAACGGAACGAATCAGAGCCATGACTTGACCAATCGTGTAGTGGTCTTTCATAGAATATCTTACGCTTCTCATCGTAGTCTCTGCGGTAGTTTCTCAGGCAGTTCAGTCCTGTTTGCACTTTAGGAACATTGAACCAGCACCTTGGAAGCAATCGTCTTACTGCTTGGATGCCATCGTCTAGTCCCATTCTGGGTGCAATCTTGACCTCTAGTCCTGATTCCTCAAGCATCTCAAGTCTGCTTTTACCAGTTCCTAGTTCTCTGACCCTAACGTCATGGGGCAAAATATGCTCTGCTTTTGAGTAATCGTTATCCTTAATCCACTTAACGTAGTGGTCTAGTCCAACTCCATGATTCTCGTAGTAGTCAATCAGACGCACCTCAGTACCCACTAACTGAGCCACCCAGATAGATGTAGAGTCACCCATACCCAAGTCCCAAGCAGTAAAAGTTCTGCTGATTTCCTCTCTGGGAATCTCCTGCATGTGCTTCTTGTCTTCTAACTCGTTGAGGATTTGCCCATAGTAAGAACCTTCTACAGCAGCGTCAAAGCTACACTCAAACTCTTGGCGGTACTTATCCTCACCCATCTCATTCTTAGCAGCCTTCAGTTCTGTGTCATCCACTACCCCTGTCTCTGAGGCTTTGAACTCTAGCAAGCCCCATCCATCCTCTTTCTCTGCCCTGTCTCGCAGTTCTTTAAAGTGGTTGTGTCCCTTTGGCGTACCAATAAAGAGACACCAGCCCTTCCTGTCAGCTAGTGCAGGTCTTACTATATCTGTCCATATCTTAGGATTCTGGTCACCAATCTCGTCTAGGATTACCCCATCGAAATACTGACCACGGAGTGTTTCTGGATTGTCAGAGCCAAACAACTGGATGCGCCTACCCCAGAAGTCCACCCTTAGTTCTGAGATATTGCTAGTGCCACCCAGAGGCTCTGCATACTTCACAAGGTAGTCCCATGCCACTCTCTTAGCTTGTCCGTATGTAGGGGCTATATAGGCGTATCTAGGGGCTTCCTTTTGGTTGAGCAAAGCATCCTTGATTAAGTGGTTAATCGCAGAGACTGTCTTACCCATGCGCCTATGAGCAACGACAACGCCAAAACGCTTACTGTCCATCAGTTCATGGATAGCAAGTTGTTGTTCTCTGGGTTTGTAGGCTATCTCGATTACTTCTGCCATTGGACGCTTATCTGAATGTCTTTACCTTCTTCTCCAGTTACTTGGAGTGGTAAGACCTTACCGATTAGCCCCATAAAAGCCTGTGGATGGCTCTCTGCCTTCTCTACGAGATAAGCAACACCACCTGCGCCCTCTAGTGCCTCCAGTATCATCTCTCTAAGAACAGCATTGCCCTTATCAAGACTTCCCTTTGGTCTTCCTGCGCCTTCTCGTGCGCCACCACGATATGAAATGTTTGATTGTTTTTCAATCATTTTGTTTGACTCCTCTAGGGTTGGTCAAGGTTAAGTTAATACTTTATTCTAACAGGCTTTGGATTTCTTTACGCTTTTCTTCGTCTAGCAAACCAGTTGCACCCAAAGGTAACGCTGGTGCAGCAAACATCTTATCGCCAAACTGTTTGAATAGTTGTGTTCGTTCTTCTGGAGTTTCGTAGAAATAAATCTTATCAATTCCTTGGCTTTTCAGATAGTCAATAGACTTTTGAGGCGCATCTTTAGGAACAATAGCACCTTCAAACTCACTTACTTGTACTGCTCTTTGAGGCTTAATCTCAAAGTATTCGGTAGGCATTGATTTGACTTTGTTCATAAAAATCTGAACGTCTGCCTTTAATGCCTCTGGAACATCCTTATAAATCTTGTCTAAAAAGTTAACATTCTTGACTTGACCTAGTTCATATAAAGCGTCTTCTGGCTTATATGCGTAATTGTTATTGCCCTCTAGGTTTCTCATCCTATCGGTTAAGTCTTCAAACGCTTCATTTATTTTCTTTTTAACTGGCTCAAAGTCTTTAGACGAAACAATGTTTTCTCGTGCAGCCTTTACTTGCTCAAAGTTCTTAAACTTAGGTGTAGCTACAGCACGAATGTTACCTACTCCATAGAAGAAGCCTTCTGCGCCAGCACCACCTTTCATCTCTTTTACAAGATTGTCTAATGTTGCGTCTGCATAGCGTCTGTTACCAGAATCTGTATAACCTTTAAAGATTCGTTCTGTTGGAGTTACACCAGCTTCAGCTAATGTGTTATCCATATTTGCAGACCAGCTTTCAAATTCTGGTTTTAAATCTCTTATTCGTTGTCTAACTTCTTCGTTAAATTTCCAAGTGTCTTTTCCAAAATCATTACGATTTGGTAATAAACCTTGTTCATCAAGAAACTTTGCCTTGTAAATATCAGAATCAAAACGATATTTCCAATCTTGCTTTAACCTGTCAACTGTGTAGTCGCCATCTGGTATTTTTTTAGCAACATCTGAAAAGAAGTTATCTATATTTTTAACGCTTTTTGCATCAAATTTAAAATCAATCTCAGGTGTTCTGGCTGTGTAAGCGTCAAATCCATACACAGGATTTTTAGCTGATGGGATAGCCATTGACTTATCGCCTATCAATGAGATGTTTCCAAAAGAAGTTAATGGATTCTCTACATTTGAAACAGCCACAGAGGGTACTGGCATACCGCCTACTTTTTCTACTCGTGCTAGTTTTTCTGGTGAAATGTTGTGATGAACAATCATTTCCTTACCAGCTTCTACATTAGGAACAAATTGTGATGGTGTACGCTTTCCTAAAAGCCCACCAACATTTTGAATACTTGCGCCTACTGGTAAACCCTTAGTCAATGGTGCTAATGCAGGTGCTGCTTGACCAAGCAAACCAAGAGCAAATGCTGGCTCTGCTACTTTTTTAATCTTTTCGTAATCAGGATTAAGAACACTAAAACCCATCTCATCTGGTCTTGTGCCTAGCAAACCTTGCATAACTGCATAGGTAAGTGGGTCTGGTAATGTGTTTACATCTCTCTGCCCTGCCAAGGCTCTAGCCCTAGCACCTTGACGCTGTATGTTTGGATTACCAAAAAATGCACCTAAGTCAGCCATGATTACCACTTTACCTTGTTAGCCCAATACGCAGCACTCATCTTACCCTTGGCAATGTTCTCAGCGTGACGAGCCTTGAACGCTTCGTTACGCTTCGTGCCATCAGGTGAGCCTTTAGCCCCTTGTTGACCAAAGCGGATTAGCTTTACATCCTCACCAGACTTCGCTAAAACAGCATGAGACTTAGTGGGATGGCTAGGAGTAGCTTTGGGCTTGTTATAGCCAGAAAACTGCTCTGAGCCTCGTTTAATCATTTTTTAGGCTTCTTTGCTTTGTTCTTTGCAGTACGCTCACCACGCTCAGGCATGGGCTTAGTCTTCTTCTGCATCAATTTCTGCATCATTTCCATCGCCTGCTGATTTGTCGTTCCCATCATATTCATCCTCGGTTATTGGCCCACCACTAATCCATGCTTCGCAGGTACGCTTTGAAGCACACTTAAAATCAAACACTTCGCAGTAACCTAAGTCGCCAGCGTCAATGACTTCCCAAGCATCCATCTCTGTGCCGTTCATCTCAAGACCTGATTCAATGCAAGCAAGCATCTTAGGG